ACGCCACTGCGGACATCACGTCCGACGCCTTCCAGCGCATGATGGGCGGGCAGGCGATGCGCAAGGTCGCTAACCGCGTCCTGTCGATCGTCACCTACATGGACGACGCTCACCTCGAGGTTCCGAATGACCAGCGGTACTCCACAGCCGCTGCCGCCATGTGGGCTGAGCGGAATCAGCCCCGCTCCTACGCCAGCGACCCGCTGAGCCGCTCGACGAGCGTCCTGGTGAACGTCCTCGAGGACGTTACCGACTGGGCGTGGAACGACTTCTTCGCCAGCGCATGCTACGGGCTCGACTACTCCGCCTGGACCGAGCTCACCGGTGAGGCTCTGAACCGCTACAACGCTTCCTGACAATGATCCCTGGACGACCAGGCCAACCGGCCTGGTCATCCTCATAAAGGAGGACTAATGGACACGAAGGATTACGAGACCAAGGCAGAGGCTATGGATGAGCTCCGCGGCTTCATCCAGCTGCTGGTCGGGAATGACCTAAAGCATGTCGAAGTGGCCGACATCGAGACCGCCACGGCCATTCTCAACCTGGCGTTCAACCGTGCACTCCGCGCATCGGTGAATGTCAAGAGAGGTGCACGCAAGTGAACGAGTTCGTCGACGGCTACCTTGGCGGCACCTTCAATGGGAAGGAAGTGTTGGGCATCATCGCGATCGTCGCGTTCTACTTCTGGAGAGGCGGGAACAGGAATGCTCGGTGAGTCGGCGGGGAGGTCGCCTAACGCGCGTGTGCGCGCTGATGCGAGGCGTCGGATGAGCGACGAGGAGCGAGCCAAGAACACGCCCATCATGGATGATGGGTCAGTGTGGCCAGACGATGAACCGTTCGGCGCGTGGACGATGAAGAAGTACGTCGTGCTCGGCTCGATCCATCTCAGCAACATCATCTTCTTGTCAGTGATGCTCGGGATCTACACCACGGGCTCAGTCGGAAAGAGCGTCGCGCCAGTTCTCCTGGCCAGCTACACGGCTGTGCTCATCGGCATGGCCCGTCGCGAGAGGCGTCCGAAGACGTTCTGAGACGACAGCAACGGCCAGCTGGTAGATTGTTCCAGCCGGCCGTTGCGACGTGCTCAGAGGATGATCCGAGGATGCTCAGGCCACGTTCTGACTGTTGCCGTCGGAGACCGAAGCACCAACGCCCCCGGGGACAGCCTCCTGGATGACGCCCGCCTTACCCGTCACGCGCAGCGGCTGAAGCAGCCCGAAGTGCGTCGCGACAGCGGTCACGAAGGTGACGACGAAGTTGACGACGACCACCTGGACGGTAAAGCGTCCGTCCGCCTGCACGATGGTCTGCAGGATGGATGCGACGACCGTCAGCAGGGTGAGCACGACGGCCTTGACGGCGCCCGTAGCGAGTCGCTTCGTCACTACTGCGACGACCATCGGGAGAACCACCGCCAATGCGAAGTTCACCCAGTAGGCGTCGACGATGATCTCAGCGTTCATGTGTGTGTTCCCCTTCCATCTTCATGTGAGTCCTGTGGACTTTCACGATGATCTGCCGACGCCACAGGAAGATGATCGGCAGGGCGATGTAGGTTATCGCGCGTAGGACTTGGAACCACACAGGATCGCTCTGATCAAACCACAGTACAATGAAGCGAATCGACGCGAGAGTCAAGATGAGAGCTGTGACGGTCATGTACGCCATCACGTGTCGACCCATCGAAGTGTCACGCCACGCGCCACCGGTGAGTCGGTTGTACGTGTAGATTACTTCGAGGTTGATGAGGGCACTGACGATCAGGAGCACGTTACCGATCGTCTCCATCTCGATGGGCACTTCTTCACCGCTTTCTTGTTGCAGCCAAAGCTGCCTCGAGACTAGGAGCGAACTTGTTCTGCCTCCTGCGTTCTGTGAGATCTGCTACAAGCTCATCCACTTCTCGACGTTTACTCTTGGTGCAAGCAAGAGCGTTCTTCGCCTCATCGATCCCACGTTCATTCTTGCCCATTCCCTTGAGCTTGAACCATCGGATCACGTTTCGTCCGCCTCCCCCTGCTTGGGGACTGGGAGTGCGCGCAAGACGTCTCGCGTTACACGACCTGTCTCCATCAGGGCCTCTGTATGACTCTGCTCTTCGAAGAACGCGCTGCGCCAGTAGTCGCGTTCCTCCTTCAAGCCATCCGCCTCGCGACGAGTGACAAGCTTGCCCGTGAAGATCATCCACACCACGGCGAGGAGGAGGGCAACAGGACTCACACCCGTGAAGATGCTAACCGGTAGTCCCTCAAGCACTATGGTGTCCTCGCTGTCGTGGGTGGTGGGGTGTGTCAGGTGATGGGTGCAGCCCACGCAGCGGCCCAGGTCTTCGGCCCGATGAGCCCGTCCGCGTCCAGCTTCTTTTCTTTCTGGAACGCAATGACGACGCGCTTCGTGTCGTCCGTGTACAGGCCGTTCGTGGTGATGGTCCAGCCGCGGTCGCGGAAGCGACGCTGGACGGTCAGCAGGTCCTTGCTTCCCTGCTTGCCGTTCGGCAGCTTCTCCGCGTGTCCCGAACGGCCAGGACCGTCGCCATCGCCCAGACCGAAGTACTCATCCTGGCGGAGCGGCCACGCAGGCGGCTCGTCCGTCTCGCCACCACCCTTGGGCGGGTCCTTCTCCTTCTCAAGCGACTCGAGGAAATGGTTGAGCGCGCGACGAAGTGCAACCTCGTCAGCCTTGTGGATCTCGTGGTGCATCCCGTCGATGACGCTGGAGTAGTCCTCACCCCAGCGCAGAACGGGCTCACCGTCGACAGGGTCGCTGAGGTAACCGTATAGCACGCGAACGCGCTTCATCTTGGCTGCCGTGAATGTGTTCTTCACACCCCGCATGTGCAGCAGCGAGTTGCCATCGACGGCGGTTCCGCTGGCGTGGTTCGACAGCGTGGTGGACGAGCCTCGGATGTCGCGGTAAGCCCATCCCCAGCACTGGCCAGCGAGGAGCTCTTCCACGCTTCGGTCATACTCGTTGAGGAACGCTACGAAGACCTCGGCGACGACGCCATTGCGGACGGGGATCGGAACGAGGTTGCGCCCCACGCGAATCGTGACGCATCCGCTGCGCGGAATTGCGATGTAGCCGTTCTGCGATCGTGCGACCATCAGCCCTCATCCTCCACTGACTCGAGCTCGACGATACGAGCCTTGAGTCGTTCGATCTGTGCGTCCTTCACTGCGATGTCCACCGACATCTGACCGATCCTCGATGCTAGCTTGTCGAGGATCTCTGACGCTTGGAGCTCGATATCCATGTGTCCTCCCGAATTAACGTTATGGTATTGATACTAGCCTAATTCCTTGATTCTCTTCTCAGCTCGGTCAAGACGTTTACGCCCACCAGGTCGTTTCTTCACCACGTCACGAAGTGCATCAGCGTACTCGCCGCACACGTCAGCGTTCTCTCGAACGACAGACGCCTTCACGCGCGCAAGATGTCCGTCGGGATCTGTGTAGTCGGGCTTGTCTTTCTTCTTGCTTCGCGCGTTCTTTCCGGGTCGACGAGAGCAGTGGTGAATCTTCTCGAGATGAAGTGCACGAGCCTCTTCGCGGTTCTCGGCAGTGTAGAGTGGAGCGTCACCCTCGATGAATGGTTCATGCAGAATGACCTCAAGCGCCTCGTCCTCAGTGAGGCCGTATTCGCCCATTCTCCACTCGACTGTTCCGAGTGGGAACACGTGAGCACGACGAGACGGTGGGTCCGGCGTTTCGTCGTCATTCACTTCAACCTCGAGCATCCAGTATCGTTTCTCTGAATGCATTTCGTCAGTGACGATCTCAGCCGAGTGGATACGCGTAACATGATGCACCATCACGTGTTCCTTATGCAGTGGTAGAGGATTCGGAACACACCCGCTGTGCTCCGCATTAGCGTGAAACCGGTTGCGGCAGTGAAGGCGTCAATCTTCCACACAGGGAAACCGCCGCCCTGAAGCTGAAGCGTCGCAACAGGTGTGACACCGTTGACCATCGTTGCGCCGTAAGTGATTGCGAGAGCGTCTAAGGCTGCATTACCTTGAAGAACCGCACCCTGAATGAACAGATCACGAGGGTTGGATGCAACGAAGTTCGGGAGGCCAGCCCGCGCGACAAGGAGATCACCCTGCCCAACAGTCAGCTCATTGCGGAAGCCTGCTCCATCATCAAAGCCCATGCTGGCGTACGTCTGCGTTGCGTAGAAGAATCCACGCTGTGCACCAGACGAGTTCGTCGTATTCATCAGTGCATCAACGTTGGTGAGTCGAACCCGAGAAAGCACAAGTCCGACATTGTCGTGCACCTGAAGGTACGCAGCATTTGTGAACAACTTCATGCTTGAGCGGTCAGATCCATCAGTGTTCCGATACACCATTTGAGCGAGGTTCAGGTCGGCGTACATTCCGCCGCCAGCCTGACCCGCGCTGTCCCTGCGCCATTCCATAGAGGCGAGGTCATCCTGCATCACGATCTTACCCCCCCAGTACGAGGCGTCCGAGTTGCGAACGGTACCCATCTGGAACGAGCCGTCGAAGAGGTTGATCTGGTTACGAAGCGTGGTGGCTGATTTGATGAATGTGCCTGTGGAGAGGTAGATCGTTGCGATGGTCGGGTCGAGACCCTGGCTCCCCGAGATCCGAGAGAAGTTAGCCCCTGTGTCTGGGTAGAAATCGATGACTGGGTTGAAGCCTGAGTTGTCGAGAATGATGCGCTGACCCGTGGTACCCGACTGGAACTTGCCCGTGATGGTCACTGCGCCTGTTGCGGCTGCAACGTTGACCGTCTGGACACCGCCCGTGTTGAACGCTTGAAGCCCAGACGAGTTGAGCTCAACACGGGCACCCGTGTTCGCCGTCTTGATGCGCGCAGACACTGTGATGTCGGCGGCGAGTGTGCCAGCGGTCAGCTTTCCGACGTTGACGTTACCGATCTTCGCATCATCGACCGCAAGGTTCGCGATCTTCGCGTTGATGATGGCCGCATCAGCGATTTTCGCAGTGCTGATCGCCAGATCTGCCATGTTCGTTGTAGCGATAGTCAGCGCCTCGATGTCGAGACCCGTAACCCGTTCTGTAACCGCGGAAACGCCAGTGCTCGGAGTGCTGCGGTTGCCCGACGTATCCACCGCGACGTAGCGGAACCACACAGTCGTTGCGTATGGCTGATCCGTGAGGACGCCGTACCCCGAGCCGAGCAGCTGATCAACCTTCGTTGCATTCGTCGGTGTAAACGTGGCTGACGTCGTCGATGCATGTACCTCGAGGTAAGAGAAGTCAGCGGGCATCGCAACGCTGCCCGTGTCAGTCCCGTCCCAGTAGTACCGCAGCTGCCCGAAGTACGGCGTGACGACAGGCGCCTTCGGCTGATTCGGTGGCGTGCTGTCGGTAGCGGTTGTGATGGCGGCCGACGTAAGCCACGCGGAGACGTTACCCGACTTGTCGATTGCCCGCACTCGAACGACGTACTGCGTGTTGATGAACAGCGAGTTGATGACGATGATGGTGCCTGTGGTGGACCCGCCCGCCTGCCATTGCGTAGGCGAGGACCCCCTCGCGTATTGAATTTCGTAGCGATCGAGGTCGGTGAGTGCAGTCCCGTTCGTGTTCGTCGTCGGCGCCGTCCACGACGCAGTGATGTCAGCGAAGTACTGATTCCCGATCTGTATCGCGGACGTTGACGACGTGAAGCCCGTCGGAGGATTGGGAGCAAGCGTGTCTTCAGGCGGCGTAGGTGCACCGCCGCCCGAGCCTGCGCCGCTGGACCCATTGCTGAGGCCAACGATCCGTCGCGCAAGACGAAGCTCACGCTCGAGGAACCTGTCGCCCACCACCATCGTGACGAGCGTGGGCTCGCCTGCGCCACCACGAACCGTCAGCTGCCGAATGCGAAGCCCTGTCTCAAGAACGCCACCAGCACGGACATCGATGGTGCTTCCGACCTTGTAGTCGAAGAACGGCTTGGGACACGTGGGCGTGACGTTCGGGTACACAGTGTATGTACGCTGCACCTGCACATTGGATGATCGAGCAGACCCAAGGTCAGCAAGCATGGTCACCGACGTGGTGTCAGCTGACCCAGGCGCTGTCGTGTAAATTTCCCAATCGCCCCATGGCTTATCAGCCGCACCATCAACGACAACGACCTCGATGCCACCATCGCCGCGGATCAGGTTACGCGATCCAAGGTTCTCCAAGCTACGCTGGTTTCCACCCTCTGATAGATCCTGCCCCTCACTGAGCACGACGCCAGTCGGAGCAGGCGCAAGAAACGTGTCCACCTTGTAAAGCCTCAACGACCGACCCTGGAGCACCCAGTCGCACAGCCCGGCATCGGTTAGGCCGTTCAGAATCGCATCCAGCGAGATCCCGATCTCGTGTGATGTGTTGAACGTGTCCGTCCACGTCGCGCCGGCAGAGTCAGTCGTTGAGGTGAATGTGGAGACGTCAAGCCACGACAGCACAGTGCCACGCGACTGCGCCTCGAGGACGAGGGTGCGGATGAGACCGCCGACCGTGATGTTCGCCCATGCACGACGTCCGTCGGCATCGATGGGCTGTCCGGCCGTTGCATAGACGAGTGCCTTGCGCAGCTGCCACGCCATCGACACAGCAGTGATGGATGGACTCTGCGCTGTGAGGACGTTGTCGTTGTCGCCGATGATGGCGAAGCGCATGTTGGGAGGCTCAATCCACGTCAGACCACCGTCGTTGCTGACCTCGATACCAACCTCAGCCGGAGCTCGAACGGGGCCTGAGTCGCCGTACAAGGACCCCGAAAAGCTGCTCAGGTCGTTGAGCGGCGCACCAGCCTCAACATCGATGCCACGCAGCGGCGATCCGATCCTCGCGCCGATCGCGGGGTTGTACTGAATAACACGGTAGCGAAAGTCACTCACGCGTACTTCCTCTTAGCTCGGACTGCGAACGCAGTCGCCGCAGTGGAACCCGTACCAGTCAATGTAAGTCGAGGGTACCGGGTCACTCCTGAGAACAAGTACGGGTGCATCTTGAACATCGAGAACTGGCCGCTGTGTACTGTGTTCGGCCAGTCATCGGTGCCCGATGAGTCAGCCGATGCGAGCGTTAGTCCAGTGCCGAAACGACTCACGCGTGTGTTGCAATCGAACAGCCAGTTCTGCCCCGCTGCCAGCGTGCGGTTAAGCTGGATCCACGCACCCGACGAAACGTCCGTGAGCCGAGGCGTCGCAACAGGTCCAGTGACGAGGAAGCGTCCGTCGTCGATCGGTGCAGTGCCGTCGAGCAACGTAGTGACATTGCTTGCTCCCACTGACACCGCGTTGACGAGTGAGAAGTCAGCGGGCGTGGTGACGTCCTCCCACACGCCGTCCGGGAGAGTGAAGGTCATCACGAACCGAGCGGCTTCAGGCGAGAACAGCTCTGGCGTAACGGCTTCCGTGAGGATGCCGTTCGCGCGACGAACACCTCCCGTAGCCGCGCTCGTCTGACGAAGCTCCACGTTGCGTCCTCGCGCATTTGCGAGCAGACCAAAGAGCAGCTCCATGTTCTTCTCGAACTCTTGCCGCTGCGTCGTCGGGACGTTGCCGTCAGCGTCCGCGCCGATGACCCATCCGCGCAGGACGAACAGCCCTTGCTCGAACGCGTCCTCATACGCCACCTGCACACCATTGCGTCCGGGGATGACCTGCGTGGTGTACCGCTGGACGGGAAGGTAATCGCGCCCAGACAGCGTCTCGATGTTGTAGCCGAGCGTGTCGATCCGCGCACCGTCGATCGTGACCGGCCATGCACTCGTTGTGACCATCAGATACCCGCCAGTGTGATCGTCGAAAGACGCTTGTTGACCGACTCGCCAGACCGCTCAGGAAGCGGGTTATTGATGGTGGTGTTGTACGTACGAGCTGCAGGAATCTGGCTGATTCCAGCGGCCGTGCGCTTAGGCACAGCGGTGACTGCATTCGCAGGTCCGTCAAGGCTTCTGGGCGCAGTGACGAAACCAGGGATGTCGGTCGTGAAGCCCTTAAGGTACTTCTTCAGCACCGGGATGTGCTTGTCGAACCCGGTCATCAGCGAGCCAAGGATGGCGCGACCGTTCTTTACGAGAAGCTCCTTGTCCTTGCTCATCGGACCCTTCCAGTCCGGGATCAGGTTCGTGAGGTAGTTGAGCTTCTCGCGGACGTAGCTGATCATCGAGTTTATGCCGTTGAGCAGACCAGTGATGATTGCGCGACCTGCACCCGTGAGGATTGAACCTGCGTTGCTGAACGCGTTGCGAATCATCGTGGGAATGCTGCGGATGACTGTGATGATGCGCGTTGCGAACGAACGAGCAGCGGCGAGGCCAGCGTTGAGTGCAGCTCGGAATGCGGCCATCGCCGCAGCCGGTCCACTGCGGAACAGCGTGACGATGACATTCATCGCGTTCGCGATCAGTGATCGAACGAAGGCCATCACGCTCGCTGCGACTGCACGAATCCCTGCCAGACCACCAGCCCAGAGTGAGCGCATCGCGCGTAGGCCCACGCTGAAGCCCTTGATGATGCGACCGAAGAACGACACGTTGATGAGGCCCCAGATGAACTGGATGGCACCCATGACGATGTTCTTCAGACCAGTCCACATGAGCTTCCAGTCACCCGTGAGGATGCCGCGAATCAGCTGAAAGATGCCCGTGAGAATCTTGATGAAGCCCTTGACGACATTGATGACACCGTTCACGAAGCCCATCACGATGGCCATGATGACGCCACCGAAGATCTTCCACAGAACTTGCAGCACAGAGAGCGCAGCGCGTCCTACGACAACCATCGTCGCAAAGAACTCGGAGAGTGCCACTTTCAGCTGCGCAACGATTGGGAGCAAGACTGCTTTGATCTGCTGCCATGTACCACTGAACGCGTTACGGAACGTCTCGCTGTTCCGATACGCCACAACAAGAATCGCGATCAGGATGACAATGGCTGCGACGATGAACACGACGGGGTTGGCCGCCATCACCAGGTTCAACGCGATCATCGTTGCACGGAACGTCTGCACAGCAGCGGTTACCTTGATGACCACGGCGATTGCAAGAAGAATGCCAGCAACAGTTGCAGCCGTCACGACGATGAACTTCTGCATCCCCGGACTGAGCGCAAGGAACGTGCCAAGGATCGTGTTCAGTCCGTCAACGATCTTACGAATCGCCGGCAGCATTATGGAACCGAGCTGAATGGCTAGCGTCTCAGCCGAGCCCTTCAGCCCATCCATCGCGCCCTTGACGTTGTCCAGTCGGGTCTTCGCGACGTCCGCGGCCTTGACCTTGGCGATGCTTGCAGTCATCTCGTCGAACTTACTCGACGTAGTCCCAGCGAGAATGCTAACGGCAGCAAGGGATTCCAGGCCGAACGCCTTCTTGGCGAAGGCGTTCTTCTGCTCAGCGGTGAGTCCCTTGAGCGATCCATTGAGGATGCCCACGACCTCGTTCAGCGGCTTGAGCTTGCCTGTGGCTGTGAAGAACTGGTTGCTCCCATCCTTCGTGATGAGACCCAGTTCCTTGAACGCCTCAGTCGCCTTGTTAGTGCTAGGCGACAGATTCGTCATGATGGAACGAAGTGCGGTACCCGCTGACGAACCCTTGATGCCCTGGTTGCCCAGGATGCCGAGTGCAGCTGACACGTCATCGATGCTAACACCGAGCGCGTTTGCAACAGGGCCAACGTAGTTCAGCGACTCACCAAGGTCCTGCACGCTGATGGCTGATGCGTTCGCGGCACCAGCGAGGAGGTCAGCGACACGCGGAAGGTCAGCGGCTTTCAGCTGGAACTGGTTCATCGCGTTGCTCGCGATGGTTGCTGCCAGGGGGAGGTCGATCTCACCTGCGGCAGCGAGCGCCACCGTTGCGTCAGCAGCACCGTTCAGGATGTCTTCAGTCTTGATGCCGGCCTTGGAGAGTTCCTCCATCGCCATGGCTGCTTCGACTGCACTGAATGCAGTGTCCTTGCCGATGGCGAGTGCCTTAGTGCGAACCTTCTCCATCTCGTCAGCTGTGTTGCCAGACACAGCCTTGATGGCGGAGAGGCGCTTCTCGAACTCGGCGGCGGAGTTGGCCGCAACAGCCAGACCAGCGAAGATGGCGACACCGGCGATGCCAGCCTTGTTCCCAACGTCCGTAACGGCTGCGCTTGCGGAGTTGGCACTTCCGCCTAGACGACCAAGTGCACCTTGGGCGTCGTCGGCTCCACCACCGTCGTAACGGATACGAATGGTACCCGTTGCTGTACCGAGGTTATAGTCGCTCACGCGCCCTCATTACTTCCGCAGGGTCCTTGAACTTCTGAACTGCATCCGGCTCCCGCAGCCACTTTGCCAGTCGCATATCTTGCTTACGCTTCGCTGAACTCGCTGTCTTCGCTTCTTCCGCGGCGTCTGTGAGATCTGCCTCAACCGCGAGACCGAACGTTGCTACCGCTCGGTCGAAGTAGAACGCATGAAGCGTGTCGGTGATGCCGTAGAGTTCACTCGGCCGACACCTCATCTTCTGTGACAGCACCCACGCTTGCCACAGATTCGTCGAGCTCTCTGCGAAATCGCTCCAGGTCGCGGGTGCCCCCGACCGCGTAGTTCATCAGGAAGAGCTTGTCGTCGAGCTCCACCATGTCCGTGTAAATGATGCCCGACTTGCGACTCGTGACGTCGTTCGGAGTCATCACGAGCTCAGGCTTGATGACGACGTAGCAGATCACACGGTCGAGCATGTGCACGAGCTTGTCAACCTTCTCAGGGTCCTTGAGGATCTCCTCGACCTTGACGTTCGGCTTCCCACCCTGCACACGCTTAATGTGCTTCTCCTCCACGACGGTGGAGAGGAAGTCCAGGTCGTGGATGACGCCAGCGCGGAGGAGACCCTCAGCGCCCGGTCGACGCGCAAGGCACCGCTGCCCAGACGGACAGGTGATGTCCTCGGCAACGGCGCCTGTGGAACTTCCCCACGCTGTGGGGGCGTAAGCCGCATCCCCTGTCGCAGCCACGTCGGGGTCCGCACTTACGACAGGGGATGGGCGCTTCGTGGTGGTCCGCTTGCGGGGCGACTTGCGGTCCTGCGGTGTGGTGGGCGGCATCATGTGCTCCTTAAGCCCTTACTGCGTACGGGTTTACGGGATCGCGACCGCGGTCTCGTTGTGGACCAGGTCGTATAGCGTGTCGACGTTGCCAACGACCGTAGCGGGGATCACGGTGCCGGACGCGCTGGTCAGCCAGAATGCGCCATCACCGAGCTCGCCCTCGAGCTCGCCGGTCGCGCGGCACTTGTACAGGACAGCGTGGAAGTCGCCACCGCTGTCAGAGATGGCCTGACCCTCGAGCTTGAAGAAGGGACGAGTGTCCGTGACCTTCTTCTTGTACGTCTTGACCTGCGCGGGCGTCGTACCCGACGTCGTGACGGTGCCGCCGTACATCGCGGCCACGGACTCGAGGCTGATGCCGCCGCCTTCAAGTTCCCAGTCGACGCTGGCTCCCTTGCCGCGGACGGTGATGACCTTGTCGTCACCGCGCAGCTCCTCGAAGTCCTCCGCCTCGGAGAACGTCAGCGTACGACTGTAGGGAAAGTCGATAGTCGAGCCAGCGAGGACGTCGCCGGCGGCGGTGGTGTATGGCGTGAGCTTGACGTCACGCAGGCCGTACGGGATCGGGATCGTAGTCAGTGGCATTCGTGCTCCTTGGGTTTCTGAACCTCAGCGTCTGCGTGAGGTCACCTGTCGTGACGTCGAACCTGTGCAGTACAACGGTTTCCCGGTCAGCCCCACATCGACTTGAGCTGCACTTGACCTCGACGATCCCATCTTCGAGGATTCCGTGCAGCTTCCAACCGCAGCGGAGCTCCACGGGCTTCTCAGCCGTTGACGATGTTGAGCTCAGAGTCGTTCTCGAGCAGCTTGAGGGCGGCCTCGTTCAGCTCGCTCACGACGACCTTGTGCCCGTTGGCTTCATCCCAGCGAACAGCCTTCTGACCCTCCACGCCGGCGCGCTTCCAGTCCGCGGTGGAGATCTCCCGAGCCGTGAATGAGAAGGTACCACCCGCCTTCTGGTAGGCGACGAACTGCTCCTGCTTGGTGCCTGCGGCCTCAGCCATCGCGATCCTCCTGTGTGAATCCTGATCGGTTGTATTGTATCGTGAAATCGTTACGACAGGCGTGACGACACACGGTATGAGTGATACCGAACTACCGTGTGAAATCCGTCGTCGTACAGGTCGCTGCTCTCACCAGTGTACGTCGCCTGGGTGAGCGTAAAGCCATCTGCGCCAACAAGATGCACAGCAGAGGTTATGAGCTCAGTTACCCGCTTGAGCACAGCGTTGATGGTGTCGTAAGACCGCGACTTGTCGTGCACCCACACGGACATGAACTGCGATCCGCGCGTGTCGAACTCTGCGGTCTTCTCCTCCCACCGAATGACAACGAAGGTGTCGCCTGACGGCGTGTCCGCTGCATTCATGGCGAAGAACATGGTCGATGGAACACCCAGCGTGTGAAGTGCCATGTCGGTCGACAGGAGAGTGAAGAGTGCTGCGCGACTCACGCTGGGCCTCCGAACATACGAGCGAAGAGAGTCCCGACAGTCTGCATAACCTGCGGTCCATAGCTCTGCACTGTTGGTGTGATGATGGCGTACCTGCCGCTGAACCGAACCTCAAGCCAGATCCCATACGGAACACCGTGAGCCATCACGATCCCGTAGCTCTGGAACGGCTCATGAATCACAGTGGTGAACAACCCGTTGCGAGCGTTGCCCGTTCGGTCAGTCCACCGAGCGCCTGTCTTGAGCGTTCGCTCAGCTCGAGGTGCATGGTACCGCATCATCGCGTGGAGCGCACGGTCCGCCTGTCTTGGCATGTTCTGAAGGCGCTGCATCAACGCTCGGTCGTCCCAGTCAGTCGTCCTACGACTAGGCATAACGTCTCACCACCGCTCGTCGTTCGTAACCATTCTCCGGCATGAGATCGATGACGTCCCAGGATCGTCCCTGCAACGTGAACTTATCGTGCAGCCCAATCGTTGCGTCCCACTCGAGCATCAGCTGATAGTCCTGTTCAACCTGGAAGCCATCAGCACCCTTCTGAGACCCTGGATCTTGCTGTCCGGTAGATTCGATCAGTCTGCAGGTCTGCGACGATCTGGCGGGTCCTGGTAGCCAATCGCGCCCGCCAGACGGCGTCTGTACCAACGCATTTGGGACCAACACGACCTCAACAGGGTTCTCAGCGATGTACAGGTGCGTGAGGTTTCTGTTGGCTCTGAAGAAGGCTGCGTTGCTTCCGAGAAGGATGTCGAGACTCTCGTCAAGCGGTGGACGAGGAAAAACAATCGTCACGTACGCCTCCTACAGGTAAGGACGGACGCGAGCCGTCTTCATCGCAGTGCCATCAAAGTAATCTATCTTATTCACCACTACCCAGGTGGAACCGTTCCACACCTTGACCTTCGGTGTGCCCAACGGCACAAGGACAGTCGCCGACGGACCTGGGTCCATCGCGTCGTTCGCGCGGATGTCATCGAAGTACCACGGGCCCGCAGTCGCTCCCGCCTGAATGGGAACGCCGACTCGAGTGTTGGTGCCGAGAGCAGCACCGGTCGCAATCGTGGTGGCACTAACGCTAGTGATGACAGTCGTGGAGTTCCCATTATACACAACAGCGTCGAGTGAACCCGTGACAGCTTCGTACCTAACACGGAAGACGACGCGAAGAAGCGTGTCGAACGGGAGAGCGACCGCTCCGACTGCAACCTGTGTAGACCCGTTCACAACAGCGAGAAAACGAGAAGCGGTTATGCGGCAACGAACTCGAGTGGAAGCGTCACGGCACTGGATGAAGTCCCAGTTGCTGAGCGGAGAGCCAGACGCCGAGGGGATGTACAAGTACGTGGAGTAATACCGAATTAACTTAAGGGCAGAGTCGTCCATCTCGACGTATGAAGTCCCAGAAGTGTTCGTCTGCACAAGCAACGACCGACTGCCCTGCGCAACGTTCACACTTGAGATAGTTAAGATTCCTGTGCCGGGAGTTGGTACAGCGTTGAAGCCAGTGAGGTTGTCCAACGGACCAGCGACGTAGAGGGCTTCGTCGAGAGTATCTCCGACAGCCTGTCCGATACCCTCTAGCGTGAGGCGCCATTCGTTGGCACCGAACACTTCGACGGCACAGATGGCGAACCGCTGACCACCCGGTGCACTGAGACCGACCGTCTTCGACCCCGCGGCACCAGCGTCCGGCCAGTAGGCGCCATACGCCGTTCCGAGACTGACAGCTCGAGCGTACGTCAGCTCCCCATTGCCGGCGGTGGGTGTAAAACTGTTGACAGTCAACCAGACTCGAGATGCACCATCGACTGCATTCCAGTCAACACTGACAACATCAATCGCTGAGTTCGCCTGCGTGGTCGTGATGGCGACAGAAGGAACACCTGACCCAGCCGCATTATTCGCGGAGATTGCAGCGCCAATCCCGAATGCATTCTTCCATCGATTAACCGAGACACCGCCCCACCCGGTACCACCTGCGAAGGGGACGGTGATAGTCACACCGGCGTTGGCTGCGGTGGCCTTCGCGGTCCAGATGTACGCAGGAGCACCGTTCGTGTTCCCGACGTTGTCCGATACACTGAGAACCCATACCAGACCGGTTCCGCCGGTAGGCGTAGAGAACGAGTAGATACCGCTCTCTGCGCTGGCCTTCAGGACAAGTACATCATCCACCTCGCACGTGATAACGACGGTTCGAGCTGCGCTTGAAGACGCATATCCCGAGAAGTACGTCGCTACTCTCGTGGGAGGCGTCGGCATCAGTTGTCCGTCTCGATGTAAACACCAAAAGCCGTGAGGCCGACGACGCTGTTCGTGCCGCCGACAGAAGCCCACGCTCGTGCAGAAAGGGCGGTGCCGTTCGCAGGTACTCCTGTGCCAGCAGTGAAACTCTGGGAGAACGACTGATCCGTGAAGATGTTCTTGAACTCCACCGTCGGCGTCAATGCGCCAGGAGGACAGAAGATGGTGCACTGGTAGATGCCGGGCCGGTCTGTTGAGGGACGAGCGATTCCTGTGTTGGTCTTCCCGCCAGCCACTGTGCCAGCATTGAAGATCTGCCAGTTCGCATCCGCTGCATCGTACCCGACACCAAGCGCGTTAGTAAGCGTGGAGGGCTGGACGTCAGTCGGTGCAGAAGTGTTG